GAAATTAAACGAAGTTCAACCTTGTCACCTGCCGTGTATGCGCGAGCAGACGACCCGCCCTGCGCCCTAACAATAGTGAACGTATCAGATGAGCGAGTGGTGACTTTGACAAACTCTATCTGGTTGCTTGAGTTGACAAGAGCAACGTAGAAAAATCCGCTTGTTGTTGCCGGGAACAGAGAGCCTGTTCCTGACGCAACAGTCAACGACAGATCCCCGATGAGGATTGAAGACCCGAGGGTCGTGGTTGCGTTATTTGTAAATAAGACTGGCATTACGCCCCCTCTTTCAGTTTTTCTTCGAGAACTATTACCTTGTCAGACAACTCTTTAATCGCCTCAATCAAAAGAGGCACAAGACGCTCATACCTGACTGTTAAATACTGCTCATCAATAGGCGCTGGCGCTACTGCTTGAGGCTGTACGGCCTGCACGGATTGAGCTGTTACACCAACCTCGATAACAGACGCATCGTATCCAAGAGACACTGCTATTCCGTTGGCGTGATACAGCATTGTCTTGATTGCGCGAACCTTGACCAATGGATCTTCAATGTCACCTATCTTGGTTTTCAGTCGCTCATCTGAATAATATGCCGTGATATTGTTGGTTGCTCTAATTTCACCAGCAGTAGTAGATGCAGCAGTTCCAACACCAATAGAATTAAATTGTGAGTTTTGCGATGTGCTTGTAAAAGTAGCCGCTGAGCCTGAAGCATTGCCAGTTAAGCTTCCAGCAAACGCTGTGGCTGTGAGCAGTCCAGTGCTCGGGTTAAATGAAAGCTTAGTGCTGGAGGTCTTGACCGATGAGAATGAACCTGAGTTCGATGTGGATAGTGCTGGATAATACTCAGCATTGGTTGTCGTGTCGTCGGTGATGTTTGACCCAGCACTAGCCCATGCAAATGCTGATCCATCCCACTTCAGAAACGTATCAGTTGTTGTTGGCGCTACTGCAAATGCAGATGCTCCAGATCCTGTTTGATAAGCAATACGATTAGCCCCACCACCAGCAAGATTTGTTGCTGTTGTTGCTGTATCTGCATTACCAATCAATGCCGCTGTAATTGTTCCGGCAGTGAAGTTGCCGCTCGCATCTCTCTGGACGATTGCCAGCGCCGTGTTTGCGCTTGTCGAACTTGTCCATGTCGGAACAGATGCGCCGCCAGATGTCAGAACCTGTCCAGCAGTGCCAGCAGCGGTGAAGTTAAAAGATGTGGCTGTGCCGTAGGCAATACCACCGGCAACAGGAGTTGATGGGATCAAGCTATTTTTAACAGACTGAGCAACACCCGGCCTTACATCTGTGTCCGACAGGTACTGTGGGTGGTCATCATCTGTTAGGCCAGACAGATTTCCGTGGTCTGAAATCAAAGATGGAGCCACTCCAACAGAAGAGATACTCCTGAGGTCTGTGATGCCCCTCAATCTTGTATGAGGAGTATTTGAATACGAGTTATTGGATTGAAAGATCAGCTTGTACAGCGGCCTGAACTCAACAGATGGGAATCCGGGCAAGTCCAAATCCTCAAACACAGCAGCTTCTGCATTGTTTAGCGTGGACAGATTTGATTGGCTGATTACGCCAACTACCGGGTAGTTAAGGTTGTTGGTCGCAAGAATCCACGTACATGTGAAGTCTGTATTGGTTACATCAACAAGAGTCCAAACACCGCCAGTAAACAAGTTGTACTGTGGCCTAGCTGTTCCCTGCTTAACGGGATAGTCAGTTGGAGATGTGATTCTCCACTCACTTCCTTCAAGATACAGAATTGGTATGCGAGCTGGGCTGCTGAGATCTTGCTCAAATGTATTTGCTGTTGGAGTGTTGGACGAAACAATGTCAATCTGCATGTCCTCGTCAAAGAACGTGCCGCCTTCTATCGTTATCTGTGCATCTGCATTTGCACTTCCGTCGCCAGATAAAGTGTATCCACTGGCTGCAAATCCATTTGCTATTGCTGCGCCGCGAGTTCTGTGAAGATACTCGTGTGTCTGCCAATCAAGAGTAACTCCATGACGCTCGTCGGCAAAATAAACAGCCTCATTGTTTGTTGCGTTCCAATACACGTAAGATGTAGGAGCATCCTCATCCCAAGTGAAGTACGACATCTTGGTGGAAAGAACACCAGTAGAGCTGAAGTAGATGAAATGAAGTCCAGCAGTGTCTGGAATGACGACTGTCTGTGCTGTTGTGTAGGTGTACTTCTCACCCTTGCACCAGACAACAAAGTTCGCTCCAACAGGGGCAATCGTAAATGTGCGTGTACCCGCATTAAACGAAATCGTTGACTGCGCTATATTGGCATGGCCCATAGGCTCGCCCATGACAGTCTGCGACTCATTGAGACTGGTTAGGTTGGCATCCATCTCCGCATTGGTTAGCGGAGAACCCTTGCCCGAGCGAGTTGTAATTGCGGCCATGTGATTAGCTTACGGTTACAGTCCAAGTGACAGACATTGCATCGTCTGAACCTTTATTGACAACAGAGAAGACGGTTCGACAGAGCATTGTTCCGCCAGTGCTGTTATTCAAAATGCCAGCCTCTGTTACCGCGCCAGTGCCAGTGCCAGCAGGGAATGAAGCTGTGTAGGTAACAACAGCGCCGGAAGATGCTGCACTTGCAAGAGCCACACGACCAAGCTGGCTTTCCATGCCTGTATTGCCAATCGCAGCCGCAGTGGTTCCAGATCCAATAGCCATGTGACTCATCGCAACAGGACTGTTGGTGGTTGTCTTCAGCATACTTGAAGCAATAAATTCCTTGCCTGCTGTCAGGACAAGGTTTTTGACGCTACGAGTATCTTTGACAAACCCATGCTTGTCAGTGACCACAATGTCAACATGACCCGTAATTTTGATTTCTTCATTAACCATGATTAACCTCGTTTAAAAAACATAACCTACACCAACGTAGTCTTCAGCAAAATATGTTAAGTCAACATAGTCTTGCTGCACCAAAATGCCCGAGTCACTTGTGGAAACAGAATCTGTTCTTGTTTTTGTGAATCCTCGAATGCTTGCATCCGAAGCAGTGACAATGTTTTGAACAGCGTGAGCAAATGCAAATGTTATTCCGTCAGTGGCTTCCGATGAATCGTTCATCGCAAACCCATCTTGGAATTGCTTAGAGAAGCTTTTGGCAATTACATCTTCTGGCGTGACATACTCGTATACAAATTTTTCAAATACCTTTGCGAATACGTCATCAACTCCCTGAGTTTCCGCAAAGATTCTAATTAGAATCAAAGTCCTTGTTAGGCTATCCAGCAACGTCACCGTATCAGATAGTGGTTTTTCAAAAGACTCAAATACGTAATCGGTAATCAGTGCGCTGTCTGCTAATGACTTAGAGAAAGAGAAAGCCTTACCATCAGACACTACAGCGGAGTCTGTTATGAAGGCAAACCTTCCTGTGCTATCTAGGCTGGCAAGAACCTGCAAATAAATATATGATATTTCTGAAACTGGTATTGATCTCGATACATCAACAACTGGATCTACAACAGACACGGCGGCACGAAGCTTAACGTCTGTTGACGAGACGGTTATTTTCGTAACCGCGACCGTAACCATTAGAAGTCCTCGCGGATCTTAAATTTCAAAAGATCGTAGACGGTTTGAATCTGTCCATCGCTGAACGTGATTTCAATCTCACCCTCATAATCTCCTGCGTCACCTGTCAGCATTGCTGGAGCGGAGGCTGGGTAAAAGGCGACTTGTCCAGCAGAGCCAGATGTCACCGTTCCCGTTACGGTAGCTTGTAGGGTTGTGCTTCCGACTGGGCGGAACTTCAAAACAACAGTCGCGCCGGTGATGTTGACCGCAGTTCCTGTGGTCTCGTCGGTGATCGTGCAGACAATGGCTGGGCGAGTGTCACCTTGAACAAGTTTAATTTTGTCTGTCATGGCTTCCTCAACTTGACTTGTAAAGTAGATCGCACATTGCCGCGCAAAGCTCTCTGTCTAGCGTCATTCAACCCTGTCATGTAGCGAACTTGATTGAAGTTTGCCGCCTCGTTGTTTGAATAAGGCTTTCCAGGTGTCAGCATCAGCCTTGCCTTTGCGCCAAACCCAAGAGTCTCGCCCCAGATCTCAAACAAGAAATCAGCAACCTCTGTCACTGTTCGCAGGGGAACGAGAGCCACCCTCATTGTAAGGGCGCTTGTGTACTTTTGATCCGGAATTGGCAGAATTGTGAAGGTATCCACATCCTTCTGCGTATATCCGGCAGGTGGGCCACTACTGGGGTTGTATCCAGTTATGTTGGTTCGATAGGCATCTGGCACACCGATACCGTCCGGAGCCAAAGCCTCAAGCTCCTGCCCCAGATACCACATCTTCATGATCTTCTGAATGCGGTAGTTCTTGGGAGGCTCCAGATCGTAATCTGTTATGCCATCCAAGACGGTAATTGCATCCATCGTGTCCTGATAGATCAAGCTCTTCTCGCAGAACTCAATAATTGTGTTGCGTAGAGCGCGGATAGCCATGTCTGACGGGCATCCGGGTACATCAGGAAGGATCTCTGGCAGGAATGATTCGAGTGTCTTCATGTGATTCCCAGCAGTGCAGACTTAAATTTTTGGTACAGGGCTGCCGACCGACCATCCACAGCAAACTCATCATCCCGAAGTTCGGCGCGGTGGACAACGTAATCGACCATCGCAAGAAGGTAGTCGTCAGAGATTGGGATTGTGGAAGAAACCGTGTAGCTTGCGAAGGAAGTGGTCAGGTTTGACAGAAACAGATCTGGCCTGACCCGACGAGCCTCGATAAGAGCCGAGCGAGCGTAGCTCAACAACTGGGCCTCCGTATAGCGAGGGGTTGGGTTCAACTCAGTGACTTGATCGTTGAGAATGATCCGCGCATCGTCCATTACATTTTGAAATGTTGCCATTTATACTACCAAAGTACCTTTCTAGCCCAGTGGTTTGCACTGAACACATCATCCTTGGTGGGCTGACCGCTTTTATTTTTGATACCTGCTGACCGAGCGAGGTAGTTTTTCCGGCGCTCAGGGTCTTTGTGTTGGGTGAAGTCCTCCATCCCGCGCAGACCAAAGCGAACAAGCTTTACTTCATCGCCTTTCTTAGCGAGAACGACCTTCTTTTGCTTTGCGCCAGCAGGGGCATTCTTTGGCTTATTGAAGCCATCAAACTCTTGTCCTCGATAGACGAGCTTGCCACCTTCGCGTTTTATGTCCTTCGCCTTCATGCGGCCTCTTTAAACAGTTTGATGGTGATCTCGTCCTGCACGGAAACCTCGTCGTCAGTTGGCTTCTTTGGCTTTGGCTCGTCTAAGATCACCTCGTACCCCAACTCCAGCAGCTTCTCGTCGTAAACCACTATCCTGCCCGTGCGCTTGTTTCTCATGAACATGTGATTCTCCCAACTGGAATACTGATTCTGGCTTGATTGACTGCAAAGACTCGCAGTTTTTTACGCATCGCTCGTCCCAGCCGTGGTCTCTTTGCCAATAACATGCTGTGCATGGCATGTCAGAGCTTATCCCAACAACAGATTCTCCGCAATCAAAAACAAAGTCTCTTGTGGTTGGGCCAAGGACAGCAACTGTCGGTGTGCCAAGCAATCCGCCAATGTGCGCCATGCCACTGTCGTTGCCGTACATGACGGTGGCGCTGCCGATCAGTTCAAGGATCTCTGAGGCTGGCCGATTCCAGTAAAGCCGAGATGATGGGATCTTTTCAAGATACTCTCGATCTTTACCTGAGCCTATGGTTACGACTACGTACCCTGCATCTGTTAACAGATTAGACAGATCTGTCCATCTGTCGGCGTTCCAAGAGCGCACCGACCAAGCACCTGCAGGTACAAGAACCACCAGCTTCTCAGCCTTGGCGTACTTGGTTACCATCTCTGGCCTCTTGGCTGTGCAGTTTGGAATCTCGTAGTAACGGCGCAGGTTCTGGACGTACCAGTTTGGTCTTGAACTGAAGCTCTTGTCCCCACCAGCTCGTAGCTGGCCTTGGTAATCAAGGTTTGCGTCTGCAAAGAAATCTGTCTCTGGGCAAATGCTGACATTGGGGTGCGAAACAGCGGAGAGCCAATCGCCATGCCTCGTGTGAAGCGTAACGTTGAACCCTTGATCTGCTATTCCGCAAGCCGCATACATTCCACAGACAGCGTCCCCAATCCCCAACGCAGAGACATAGAACGTAACGTCTTTCGTCCGCTTCGGCGGATCTCGTGGATCATCCTCATACTCTGCGTAGTATCCAAGCTCAAGCAAGGATCTATCGTAAGCATGAAGTCTGCTGGTTTGTGTGTTGCGGATGTATCGCATAAAAGGAGAGGAGGCCGAAGCCTCCCCCAATTCCTCGGCAACTACTTAGGCCTTAGAGACCAGAGCGTTGACCAAAGCCTCTGGCTTGGTCACCTTGTAACCATAGACATTCAAGCCACGAACGATGTTACCGAATGTGGATTGAGCGCGGATGGTCTCGACGTTTGCCATTTGTGAAGCAAAGGAGATTGCGTCACGTGTACCGGCAAGAATGTTCCAGCCACGAACGTCAGCAGCAGTACCTGTGCCGCCGGTAGATGAGTCGGAGCCCAAGTCAGTGGCGTAAGGCAGGTTGTTAGAGACGTACAGGGTGAAGCGGTCGATCATGCCCAACTTACCGTTACGCAAGGGAGACTGGCTGTCGCCGGTCAAGTACGCTTGCTTCAGGTCAGAGTTCTTAATCAAGGCGGCCATCCATGAAGGAATAACCAACCAACGACCAGTTTCGGGAACGTCTTGCTCGTCCAACACTTGGCCCATGTCCAAAATCAAGTCCAACACGTTGGTCTTGCTGATGGCGCGGGTAGCGTAGGTAGCACCCAAGTTGATGTTGCCTGAGATAGCGCCAGCAGTTGCGCCTTTGTTGGCGGTTGCTGCGCCTGCTTTCACACCATTCAACACATCTGCGTCGATAGTGATCTTCATTTGCTCGCTGGCATCGTTGGTGAACATGTCCATCAACTTAACGTCTGCTTGAACGGCATCAACGTCATCCAACACTACGGAGAAGTATTGACCTTGGTCAATGTTCAACTCTAAAGGAGTGGATGTGGGGACTTCGTTCGTCAAATTCATACCTTTTGTGTATGAACGGATAGTGATGGTGGGGATTGAACGGATGTAGACTTTATCGCCTTGACCCTTGATCTCGCCTTCCCAATCGTTGTTAGTGATCTCTGCAAGAACAGTGCTCTTGTAGAACTTAGCTTGCAACTTGCCAGACCAGACTTCAGGGATGAACTTGGTTGTACTGGCAGTTGAATACTGGGGATATGCACCAGAGATGAGTGCTGATGGTGCGCTGGATACGCCTAATGACATGATTTTTCCTTAAAAAAAGATTGATTTGTTTGGGTCATCGAATACGACCCTCGAAAGATGCTGATGCAATATCAGCTTCAATGGCAACTACGTCTGCATCTGAAATGGTTCCTCGTCTTACCCTGTCGTAGAAACTGGTGATTTCTGCACGAGTCCAAATCTTCTTCGCTTGCGGTGTAGAAGGAGCTTGGTTTGTAGGTGGGACGATTTGCTGTTCCATTGATGCGGCGCTTTGTGCCGCCCACGATTGTGATGTCTTCTTATACATGTTGAAGAACTTCGCAGCTCGAACTGGATCACGTTGATTTTCTGCTTTGCCGAGAAGAGCCTGTCTGGTTTCTCCTGTAAGGTCGTCAACGCCATCGAGCCAATTTAGAAAATTAGCGTCAGCGTTAAGAGCCTCCCAGTCGGGAACCATTTCAGTCAGTGACTTGAAGAAGTTGTCCTGCACGACATGTGATTGAACAGATTTGACAGAATCAATTTCGGATCGGAGTTTTGCAATCTGTGCGTCCTTCGATGCCAATTCTTCTCTGGCGACTCGACGGGCTACGTCAATCAAACCTTCACCGTATTGCTCTATCTCTTCTGGCTTAACCAAAAGCTCAGCAGGTTTTGCGTTCTTCATGTCTTCGAGTTGTTCTTCGAGAGACTGAAGACGACTCTTCAGATCTTTATTCTCGTGTGCAAAGCGAGGAACTTCAGCGTTGTACTTCCCTTGTAAAACCTTAAAGCGGTGTTCCCAGCTTTCCTCTTGAGGAGGAGGCGTGGAGTCAACAGTAGGTTGGGGAGTTGGAGGGTCTTGCGATTCAACCGGAGGTTGAGGCATTTGCTCCATCTGGCTCTGCTTCTCTATCTCTTGCAAAATTTCATCTGCTCGCTTTTCAGCGGCGATTACTGCACGTGGTAATGTAGACATCGTTTCTCCGTGAGCCGAGACAGTCACATTCGAGTCTTGCGGTATTCGAGTGATTTGTTCGGTGTTCAACGGTTGCTGGGAAGGCCAGCACCTGTTGCAGCAAAATGCTGCTAGACAGCCCTAAGGCCATCTACCGCAACTTTCGGATAACCTCTTCGGCATCCTTTGATTTTTCTAAAAACTCACTAACAGCCTGCGCCGCTCCTTGCTGCCAACGACATAGGACTTCGTCCTTTGTGCTGGCGCTGTCGCGGTATAGGTCTTGCAGTGAGGCCACCATCCATTGCTGAATGGTCTCAAACTGAGGGTTGCCCTTGAGTGAAGCAAGGGCGTTTAAAACTTGTATTGATGGCTTCTGAAGCATTAGATCAAGCCAGCTCGCTTAGCCTGCGCTCTTTCCATCGCCGTCAAGTTACCAGCATCAATGCGTGATTGAAGGTATCTCTTTTCAGCAGACTCCATAAATGAGTCTTCTTTAGCGCCGTAAACTTGTGAGGCCATTCGTCCGCTACGCACATTTGGAATTATCTTTCCTTCTTTGTCTATCTGACCAAAGCCGGGGACAAATGTACTTGTTCGGTCACGAAGGCGCTTCGTCTCATCGCCAGTGTCTGTATTGCTGGCTTGCTCGTATTGCCGCTGTCTATTTTTTTGTTGAACTATGTATTCAATGTCTTTTTGCGAATTACCAACTGGGCTCATTCTTGCGGCTGTGTTTGGCGTTCTGCGTTCTTTAGATTCTGTAGGAGAAGGCATAGACCTAGCTGAAGACTCTTGAAGATTAGAGGCGGAGCTAGATGCTGTATTAGGCATACCGTCCTCATTGTATATTTTAGAGACTGGCTTTTGGTCTGGCTTTTTAGAATCTGCTTTTACTTCTGCCTTTTTTACACTCTTTGCAACAGGCTTTGCAACAGGCGCGGCTTTCTCTGGAGCTGGAGCTGGAGCTGGAGCCGGTGCGGGAGCTGCTTCAGCCTTTGGCTTTGTCAACGTGTCGCGGACATCCTTCATGTATGAAGGCTCTTCTTCTGCCTTCATCTCCATAGGCTTGGTGGTATCAGTAGCTTTGTTGCCCTTGTAGTAGGTAGAGTCCATAGAGTCAGGAGACATGGTTGACTCAGCAGAGGCCGAAGGCTTGTTGTCTCCAGTGAACTTGTTGAAGGCATCCTTCAATGCTTGGAGATTCTTCTCGCCTTGAGCCATACGACGGTCATAGCTGCCGGGGTCTACCTTGCCAGTGCGGAGATCTGTATCACCAATCTCCTCGTCAGAGCGTGTACGCACAGCGCCGCCATCAGCGAACTTGCGAACAACAGGCTTGGGAGCTTGTGGCATGTTGCTATTGGCGACAGCAATCTTCGAGTGAAGACTGGACATGCCGAGCTTCAGCTTGGGGTGCGTGGTTGAGGGGCCAGCGGGTGCGCCGTTTTTGGCGTAGCTCTTGTTTTGCCAATCAGGT